TTGTGACCAAGGTGTTAACGATGCAGCTATCTTAGCATTGACAAAAAGAATCAACGGCGGAACTCATGGTTTAGATGATCGCAAAGCTAAAACTAAAAAATATTACGAATACGTGAAATAATTATGGCATATACAAGAGAACAAATCGAAACAGCTGTTAAAGCCAAAGGATATGTTTGGTTTGAAGGCGCAAAAGACTTCGACGTTAATATCGTAGGAGTTAGAAATTCAGATACAGGAAATAAAGTAACTAATGTATTTGATGATACCATGACTGTGTCGTATAAAGAAAATGGTGAATGGAAATTTGCATCATGGCCTTGTACAACTGATCCAGGTACAAAAGGTGTTAAAGAATATCACAATGCGGCAGGTGTAGCACGTTTAGTAGAAGGACAATATAGAGGTTCTCATACTTTAGGATTACATCAAGGCAAATATGAAGCTCTTAAACAAGCAAAACCGGTTAAAGTTTATCGTGATGCAAATCGTGATATGACTTATGACGAAAGCAAAATTGCTGAAGGTGTATTTGGAATTAATATTCATAAAGCAGGTGCAGATTCAACTTATGTTGAGAATTGGTCTGAAGGATGTCAGGTATTTAAAAAAGCAGCTGATTTTGAGTCATTTATGGCAATTTGTCGTAAAGCTGCTGCCATCCATGGTAAATCATTTACTTATACATTAATTGAATCATCGGATATCAAGTAATGAAAACAACTACATTAACAACCGCAGGGATATATTCAGTGAGTACAATTGCAGCATTTATCTGCACTTATTTTTTCAACTTAGCAATGGCAAATTCAGATCAATATTTGGCATTGGTTGGAGTAGTAATGGCAGATGGCTTCTTTGGCGTAATTGCTGGAACTAAACGCGAAGGATTTCAAACATTTAAAGCACTTAAGGTTTTAAGAACTTTAGTTACCTGGATTATTCTCCTTACTGTGTTGTTAATGGTAGAAAAAGGATTTAAAGGGACTAGTTGGTTAAGTGAAACTGTTCTAGTCCCTTTTATCATATTCCAATTAATTAGTGCATTAAAAAATGCATCAATGGCAGGCTTCATTCAAATGGAAGCATTGAATGCAATTCTAGACAAAGTAGATCTGCATAAAGGCACCCGTAAATAATTTGGATGTAATCATATTATTCCTTATTATTTATTATGAACTATAAACATATCGCAGCATCTTTCTTTTTATTTTTATTTGGACAAATCATAGTATGGGTTCAAGTTAATGGCCCTTTAATTTGGCCCTGGGCAAAAGAATACCGATACTTATTGATGGTATTAGGAATTCCTATAACCTGGTTGTTTATGGAAGCAACAAAATTTTCAGTTTCGGGTTTTGAAAATTTATTCTGGCCTGGGAGATTTATGTCATTCACTGCAGGAATTTTTATATTTACAGTTATGACATACTTGTTTCGTGAAGAAGCAATCAATGCAAAAACAGCATTATCTTTAACATTAGCATTCTCTCTTATTTTAGTACAGCTCTTTTGGAAGTAATCATATTTATAATAGATGCTGAAAGAATATCATACACATAGTGAACTGAACCCAACAATATGGAAAAATGGCCAATTGAAATCTGGTCTACGAGATGGGTTTATGAAAATTGCTGAAAAATTTTATGATTTTTTAGAAATTAATACTCCAATATTAGATGTAATTTTAATTGGTAGTAATGCAAATTATAATTGGACTAAGTATAGTGATATCGATTTACATGTAGTTATTAATTATATGGAAGTTGGTGATAACTTACATATGGTAAAAAATTATTTACATTTAAAAAAAGCTGTTTGGAATCATAATTTTCCTTTAAAATATAAAGGAATTGATATCGAATTATATGCTCAAGATATAAACGAAAATTTACATTCTTCGGTGGGTATATATTCTATAGCACATGATAAATGGATTAATCGTCCATATGTTGATCTAATATCAATTGACGATGCAATGATTCAACAAAAAGCTGCACCATTTGTATATGAAATTGAAAATTTAAAACAAGATCACCCAAACGTAGAAAAACGAATACGCGAATTATTATTGCGATTGCGTAAATTGCGGCAATCTGGATTAGAAGCTGAAGGAGAATATTCAGTAGAAAATTTAGCATTTAAACATTTACGCAATAAAGGATATATATCTAAATTAAAAGAATTATTACAATTAAATACTATTAAACAATTAACATTCGAATCAGTTACTGATAACATGCATATTGATATGTTAGCAAAACACGTAATGGGTGAAACGATTATGTCAGAAAATGATTGGATGCATGTTATGAAAAAAACTAATGCAATTGCAGATTCAATGGGACAATGGAAACATCCCGGTAAATGCACAATGATTCCTAGCAATCAAATAACCATGAAACAAGTACCATATGATGTATTAGGAATTGATGATACAGGACATATGAAAATGATGAAGCCAAATCGTACATATACATATCCCGGAACTCAAGTATTCGAAATACCTAGAACTCCACAATGGCAAACATTAATGATTCAATTAGCAAATAAAATTAGAAATGGAGCTCGTTATGTCTAAAGGATTAGGTAGTGATATTAAAAAAATAACAAAAGCTACAGGTTTAGATCAATTAGCAAAACAAATTGCAAAAATATTAGATGAAGATTGCGGATGCGATGGCCGAGCTGATTGGTTAGATGAAAAAACCAAAAATTGGCCTATTTATAAAAAAAGGAACATAGATGGCGATAATAAATAAAACAGGTATTACTAACGGCGGAACAATTGAAGCCGAACATATTACTAGAGCAATTGATGCTTTAAGCGGTGGTACTACAGATACAATTATAGCTACAGGTTCATTTACTGGCTCGTTTACTGGAGACGGTTCTGGAATAACTGGTATTACTGCTACATCTGCACAAGGAGTTGATTTAACAAATACAACAACGGGAGTTGGACCATATTATCCAATTTTTTCATCAACTACTAGTACAGGTGCAATTCTTCGAACAGACACCTCTACATTTACATACAATGCTACAACAAATACATTAACAGTAACATCATCATATGCTGCGACAGCATCTAATTCAACAAATTTAACATTAAACGGACCATTAAGTGGAAGTATTACTGGATCTAGTACTTTGATTATGAATTTAAGCACAATAGGTTCAGCTGGTAATTTTATATTGCCGACAACGCAGCCAGCTTCGCCAACTCGTGGTAGCGTATATTGGGACTTTAGTACAGCTACATTATTTATTTATGATGGTGCTGCTTGGCAACAACAACAATTTACGCCAGCTGGTTAATAAAGGATGAATATGAAAAAATTAAATGAATGTGATTGTGGCTGCGGCGGCAATGGCAGCTGCAATGATAAAGATGGCAATTACATGTTTTTTGGTAATTTAAAACTTATTAAAAAATATGTAGATGCAATATTAGAAATGGATGCTAATCAAGTTCAAGAAATATTGAGTAATGGACATGATTGGGCAGCTGATCATATTGCAACATCGAAAGATGATGTACAAGAAGTTGGCGATTTCTTAATGAACGAAATACACCATAGCCAAGAAACAGATTCATACAATATGCAACAACCTCAATTTGTTCCTGCAGGATTCAAGAATCACCTAAAACAATTGATGCCAGAGCGTATTGAAAAAACAGAAGCAGGTTATTTTGCTACTACAGAAACGGGTAGACGATTATCTAAAAAACCTAAATCTAAAAAAGCTGCATTGGCTCAATTAGCTGCAGTTGAAATTTCAAAACATAAACGTGGTAAATAATGGAAAAGCTCGCACATTTATTAATTGAAGCAAAAACAGGTTGCCCTATTGCAACTCAAGATATTCACGTTAACTTAAAAAATCGCCAACATGGTATTGATGAATATCATTATGGACCTGCTAATCCAGATAAACCAGGCAACTATTGGAAAGATGCTGCAAAGCGTTGGAAAGTTGATGAAGCTACTGCTAAAACAATGAAATGTGCTAATTGTGCCGCATTTGACATTTCGGATAAAATGTATGCTTGTATGGAAAAAGGAATTAAAGGTAATGAAAAAAATATTGATGCCTTAGCAACAATCGAAAAAGGCGATTTGGGTTATTGTAATTTTCTTCATTTTAAATGCGCCGGCGCCAGAAGTTGTACTGCTTGGGTAACTGGCGGACCTGTTTATAAAAAATAAAATAAATGATTGTTGAAAATACAAAATTTAATAAAAATCCATTTTGGAATATAAAGTTAACAGAAGATACTATCTTAAATGATAAACATTGTACTAATTTATTTGATCAAAATGGATATCATTTAACTACAATCGAACAACATTATGCTGATGTTAATGGATATCCAAAAAATATAAGACGTCATGAAACAGTAATACGTCAACCATGGTTAGTTTGGGATAAACATAATGGAGCACATATAAATCATTCAGATTTATTTGAAAGAAAAGCATACAATGAAGATGCATTAGGTCAATTAATTCATTATGCTAAATCAAACCCTATGCTATACAAAATTATCAAAATGAAACCTAAATGGGGTATTGACATTTCTATAGATTATGTATCAGAAGATGCAGTGTTTGAAGTTTTTCATTATGAATGGGATTCTTTTGAGTATGATGCAATCTATGAAAAAAAATTAGAAATTGAAAATTTTGTCATAAATAATGATTGGGATGATATTGCAAAACATTTATGGAAAATAAAAGACCAATGGTTTCATTTAGATTTTTTCGAACAAACCCAGTGGAGGACTGATTACTTCGGGTTGTCTCCAGAAAAATTTAAAAATGTAATATGGCATGAATGATATTTATTAATATGAAACTAATGAATTTACTTTTTGAATCAAATGACAAAAAAGAGACTTTTGAATCATTTGCTGATACTAGAGAAGCTGGCGCAGAGAAGATTGTTGATAATGCAAAGAAAAAAGGAGGCTTAGCTCTTCTTACTTGGCACCATTTCAAAGTTAAATTACCATATTATAAAAAAGCCGCTAGCGGCAAATTTGATTTAGATGCAGCAAGAAAAGAATTTGATGTTACATATAAAAAGATATCTACATCAATGTCTCAAATCGAATTCCAAAGAGAAGTAGGACGATTAGAAGTTTTAGGTGAATTGATTATCCGCGAACATAAAGGCAAATAATGATTAAACTAAAATCTATATTATCTGAAACAGCTAGTCCCAAAGCAATTGAATGGGCGAAAAAGTTTAAAGCAGATTTAGGATTAACTGACGAAGCTGCGGCTGCTATGGCTGCTAATATACAACACGAATCTGGATTCATGGCAGACCGTATACAAGGAGCGGGAGTAAAAACAGGTACATTAGCTGATTCGGGCAGATTGGGATATAGTTGGGCACAATGGACATATGGTGCTAGAAAAAAGAATTTTAGAAAACATGTTTTAGATAAATTTAATGTAGATATAAAAAAGAAGCCGGCGACTGATAAATTTGCGTATGATTTTTTGAAACATGAAATCATACAGTATCCAGGATTTAATTTTAATAAATTTAAACAGTCAACTGATCTAGAACAGGCTACAACTGAATTTGTATCTAAATATGAGCAAGCTGGCAAACCGATGCTAAATACTAGAATTGCATTAGCAAAAGATATTTTAAATGCAATTAAACCAAAACAATCAAAACAAAAAACATCATTGCCTGGTTCAGAATATATGACTATAGGAAAAACATTATATCCTAGGAATACTTCGAAACATAATTATGCAAATGTTCGAAATGAACCTGTAGTTAATAATGGATGGATTAATAATATTATTACAACTATAGAATGGCCTAATCCAGTAGGCGTAGCAAAAGCGAAGAAAACTGATGATCGAATGATGACTTGGTATTATGTTAAATTACCTAAAAATATAAGTTTACTTCATGATTATGGTTGGGTTCGATTTGATGCAGTAACTATTGATAAAAATTCTAAATATATATAAAATTTGGATATTTATCTGAAATTTAATATTATAAGTTATGTTTGATGCAAATTTTATAGAACGTTTATTTATACGATCAATTGACCATATGATGACATCAGAATGGGAATGGCCTCCTGAATGGGACTACGATCGTAGAAAAGCGTTTTTAAAACATTGTATTGAATATGCTGAACAAAGAGAATTATACGAACAATGTGCGGTTATTAGAGATGTCGAAAAAGAACTTAAAGAAACGCGGGACTTATAAAGTTATAATGCATAATGATGACCATAACACATTTGATCATGTAATTGATTGTATCATGGATATATGTGGTTATAATTATTTACAAGCAGTTCAGTGCACTATATTAGTTGATGAAATGAAAAAATGTGCTATATTTGAAGATCGGTATGAAGATTGCCAAGAAGTAGCTCATTTATTAACCAAACAAGGTTTAAAAGTTACAATAGAACATGTTAAAAACGTTAATAAAAATTAGAATTGGATTACTTCACGCAACGTATCATAGAAATATGAAGAAGGCAGATTCTGCACGTAGTAATCATGACATAGTTGCATTTAAAAAATATGTATATCGAGCTGAAGATGCTTGGCGTAAAATAGTTATATTAACAAATAAAATAAAAACAAATGGGTAGAAAATCTGCACACACAGGAGAATCTCCGAAAGATCGTTCAATTAACATTATGGATAAGTTCATATCAAAAAATATGAACCGAGAAAAACATCAACCATTTAAATCTGCACGAAGAAAAGATCCGAATATTCCAGTTTATATGTGGCCATTGAAAGACCAAATTGAATATTGGGAAAGTCGAACAGATGCTGATAGATTCGATGATAAGTATCCGGTATATTCATTCTGGATTTCAGATGTACAAACACAATCAAAAGTTCATTCATCATTTTTTACAGATCAAG